TTCTCGATCCATTAAACTCTCTACTGAGCTGCATTGGGTGGCAGGTTAGAGAACAAGCAACGTTAGAAGGATTATTTTCATGAAAAACCTTATCGGTATTATTACCATTGTATTACTTTGTACTCCCGTATTTGCACAAAAACAAAAACCCGGTGTATTGTATGACACATCTATTGTAAGAGTTACAGACGGGGATACAGTTGTAATTGCAGCACCATTTCTACCTGCTCCTCTTAAGAAGGAATTAGCTGTACGTATCTTCGGCGTAGATACACCTGAGAAAGGATTCCGCGCTCAATGTCCCTCAGAAGATGCACGAGGTAAAGCAGCATCAGATTTTACTAAGAATGCAGTTGCAACTGCTCAAAAGAGACAGGTTGTAATTATGGATTGGGATAAATTTGGTGGTCGCATCTTAGGTGATATTATTCTGGACGGTAACAGTTTGCGAATGATGCTTATCCAAAATGGATTTGCAAGAGAATATTATGGTGATGCAAAACAGACATGGTGCCCGTAAGTGTTGCATAGATGATGCTAATACGTTATAATTTAATATTGAGGAGCAAATATGTCAATACTTGATAAGATTAAGAAAAATTCTACTATTAAAGATTCCGCTATTCTGGCGGATTCTGTTTTCTTTCAAAAGAAGGATATGATCCCTACTTCGATACCTGCAATTAATATTGCGCTATCGGGTAAACTAGACGGTGGTTTAACGCCTGGTCTAACTATGTGGGCTGGGCCTTCGAAGCATTTTAAGACTGCGTTTTCGTTATTGATGGCGAAGTCCTATCTTGATAAGTACCCTGATTCGTGTTTGTTGTTTTATGATTCTGAGTTCGGTACTCCGCAGTCTTATTTCGATTCGTTTGGTATCGATTCTAAGCGAGTTATTCATACCCCTCTTACTAATATCGAGCAGCTTAAGTTCGATATTATGACCCAGCTAGAAGGCATTGAGCGAAGTGATCATCTGATCATTATTGTTGACTCGATTGGTAACCTTGCTTCTAAGAAAGAAGTAGAGGATGCTTTAGAAGGTAAGTCCGTTGCAGATATGTCTCGTGCAAAGCAGATTAAGTCGTTGTTCAGAATGGTTACACCTCACCTATCTCTAAAAGATATTCCTATGATTGTTGTTAATCATACGTATAAGACTATGGAGTTGTATTCTAAAGATGTTGTAGGTGGTGGTACTGGTTCGTACTACTCTGCCGATAATATCTTTATTCTTGGACGTCAGCAGGAAAAAGACGGTACAGAAGTTGTAGGGTATAACTTTATTATTAACGTTGAGAAGTCTCGGTATGTAAGAGAGAAGTCTAAGATTCCGGTTACTGTAAAGCATGACGGCGGTATCAGTCGTTGGTCTGGTTTGTTAGATATGGCTCTAGAATCCGGTCATGTTGTTAAGCCAAGTAATGGTTGGTATTCACGCGTGGATAAAGAGAGTGGTGAGATCGAAGATAAAAAGTTCCGTATTAAAGATACTGATACAAAAGAGTTCTGGATGCCGATTCTTACTACTAAGTCCTTCCACGACTGGGTGAAGGAGACGTATCAAGTTGCTAATGGTTCTATTTTAACAGATCTAGAAATAGACGAGGAGTATGCAGATGCTACGGAATGATTTATTCCGCCCCTGGTTCGTAGGTGAAAAAGACTGGGGCGTAGAAATTATCGACGGTGAATTCTCCGGGGTAAGTATTCAGATTGAGAGTGTTGAATTTGCTGAAAGCCCTGATGGTAATTTAAAACTTGATTATCATACGGTACATCGACCTGAAGACATTACCGAAGAAGCCTTGCAAAGTGATATGTTTAAAGCTACACTTGAACTTATCCTCAACGACGTACTAAGAGAAGCAATTGATAATTATGAACAGACTCGAAATAACGATACTGCGGAACCTGGTTCACAATGATGCATATATGCGAAAGGTACTTCCTTTTCTAAAGGAAGCCTACTTTACAGACGATAGTGAAAGAAACGTATATAATACTATCAGTGACTTTATTACTAAGTATAATAAAACGCCTACGGTTGAAGCTCTAGGTATCGCATTGTTGAATGCAAGTTTACCTGAAGCGCAGTTTAAAGAAAATAATATACTCTTACAGCAATTGAAAGAGTATGAAGAACCTAATACGGATTGGCTTACTGACGAGACTGAAAAGTTTTGTAAAGATAAAGCTGTCTATAATGCTATCCTACAATCTATTGGCGTATTAGAGGGTAGAGATAAGAACGTTGCCAAAGATGGCATACCTTCACTATTACAGGAGGCGCTAGGTGTTTGCTTCGATTCTTCCGTTGGCCATGACTACTTTGACGATTCTTCTGATCGCTTTGATTTTTATCATCGTATCGAGTCTAGGATTCCTTTTGATCTTTCATATTTCAACAAAATTACAAATGGCGGTATCCCTAACAAGACTCTTAATATTTGTTTGGCTGGCACTGGGGTGGGTAAGTCTCTTTTCATGTGTCATATGGCTGCTGCATGCTTAGCACAGGGTAGAAACGTTCTCTATATTACGATGGAGATGGCAGAAGAGAGAATTGCCGAGCGTATTGACTCTAATCTGTTAAACGTTGAGATTGATCAGTTAACTAATCTCTCGAAAGAGATGTTCGAAAGCCGTATTAAGAAGGTTAACGATAAGTTTCAAGGTAAGCTGATTATTAAAGAATACCCTACTGCTTCTGCGCATACCGGTCATTTTAAGTCTTTATTGAACGAATTAAGTCTAAAACGCACGTTTAAACCAGATATCATCTTTATTGACTATCTCAATATCTGCGCATCCTCTAGATTCAAGCCTGGTGGAGGGGTCAATTCATATACATATATCAAAGCCATTGCAGAAGAGTTGAGAGGTCTAGCTGTAGAATTTAATGTGCCTATCATGTCAGCGACGCAGACGACGCGTTCGGGTTACTCGAATACGGATGTGGAGCTCACCGATACGTCCGAATCCTTCGGTTTACCCGCCACGGCAGATTTTATGTTTGCCTTAATAAGTACAGAAGAACTCGAAAATCTCAATCAGTTAATGGTAAAACAGTTGAAGAATCGTTATAACGATCCAACTTTACATAAAAGATTCATGGTTGGCATTGATAGAGCCAAGATGAGGCTATATGATCTTGAACCTTCTGCTCAGACGGGATTAGCGGATATTGGTAAAATTGAAGAAGAACCTGAGCAAAGTAACTTCAATAAGATTTTTAATACCAAGAATAAGAAGGATTATTCTAGCATCAAAGTATAAATAAATGTAAAAGGGGGCGTTATGTTTATGGCAGACCAAATTAATAACGTAATTGAATCTCAAAAGAGTAAATTACTCGGCGGGGTCTCTCATTTTTACATCGCCAGCACTTTGACCAGAAGCTTCACCAAAGCTAAAATCCCCTTCAAATTTAAGTATGAAACTTACGATGATTATAGTCGTGAGGACTTTTCGGTTTCCGGTCTATACGATATGGATACCAACATAAAGTATGTCATGCTTAATTTCTCCAAATACTGTAAGAACTATAAAATTGATCCTGATAGATGGGATGAATTTAAGTTCTCTATTTCTCAAGTTTGCCAGCATGAAGCAATTCATGAACTACAATGGCAACATCGCGACGGTACAATCACCGATAAAGCCCCGTTAGAATTCAGAAGCATGTCTTCCTCAAATGAAGAAGAGAAAGAGTATCTTGCAGACCCGGATGAGATCGATGCATACGGTCATGACATTGCAATGGAAATTAAATTCTTTTATCCTAAACAGGACCCGTACGAGGTCCTAAATAAAATAGGCAGTAAGAGAAAATTGTGGTCATACAATTACTACAAGAAGACATTTAAGGGTGACGACTGGTCACATATTAAAAGTAGACTCTTAAAGAAGACATATCAATGGATACCGCACACTACAGTATAAAGGGCCTCAATGGTAATAGATCTTTCGTGGCTAGACGTCACGCAAATTATATGGATGCTTCTAACTTGTTGGGCATGTTTTCAATGGGGGAAAGAAAAGGGAATTGAGGAGACAGTTATAGTCCTCATCGAAGATGGACACCTTAACCCAGACGACTTCAATCAGTAAGCGTAACGTAACCAGGACCCGAAAGGGTCCTTTTTTTTGGACGTAACTCTTGCACTTTGGTTGGTAATGAGCTATAATAAGGTATAGAAAATGAAAGAGGTGATTATGTTAGCATACTGTGACTTTATTGCGGATCGAGTTAAGAAATGTCTCGATACTGCAAAGAACGATGTACTGCAGCCTGTCAAGTTACAATCGGTTGGTAAGGTCGAATGGGATCTTGACGCAGCAGGTAGTTT